GATTGAACATAGTGGTGTAAATGGTAATCCACTTCTAAAGCCAGCTGGTACTCAAATTGAATGGCAACCATGGCAGATCGAAGAATATCTAAAGTGTAAAGAAGATCCGATCTACTTTTGTGAGAAATATGTAAAGATTATCTCTCTTGACGAGGGTGTAATCAATTTTAAGATGTTCGACTTTCAGAAGCGATTTGTTCGAGCCGCGAAAGCAAATCGATTTACTATTGTGCGATGCGGTCGTCAGATGGGTAAGACTACCACCGCGACTGGCTTATTGTTACACGAGGGTCTGTTTGCTGACAACCCATCATACATCGCTATCCTCGCTAACAAGATGGATACGGCTCAGGAAATTCTTGACCGTATTCAAATGGCATACGAAAACCTACCGATGTGGTTACAGCAGGGTGTAGTGGCTTGGAACAAACGAAGCTTCGCCCTAGAAAATGGCGCCAAGTTTATTTGCGCACCAACTTCAAGTTCTGCTATTCGTGGTAAGTCTATCTCGGTACTATACCTCGATGAGTTCGCCCACATTCCGCCACATATTCAGCTGAAGTTCTTTACCGCTACATATCCAGTTATTTCGTCTGGTAAGCAGACCAAGATTATCATTACGTCCACGCCGAATGGTATGGAGCTGTATTATAAGCTATGGACTGATGCAATTAAGAAGCGCAACAGCTATACAGCAGTTGACGTTCACTGGTCTGAGTATCCTGGACGTGATGATAGCTGGAAGGAAGAAACGATTAACAACACCTCTCCTGAGCAATTCCGTCAGGAATACGAGGTCGAGTTCCTCGGTTCGAGCAATACTCTAATCTCGGCTGAGTGTTTACAACGTCTAACCTATGAAGATCCTATTTCTACTCATGGTTCTACTAGGATCTATTCGCTACCGAACCCAGAACATCGTTATGTAATGACCGCAGACGTTGCGCGTGGTGTCGGTGGTGACTACTCTACGTTCGTTGTTATAGATGTCACCGAGTTCCCATATAGAGTGGCTGCGGTCTATCGAGATAACAACGTAGAACCACAGATGTTCCCGCACTTTATTAATGAATCCCATAAGTTCTATAACTTTTGTCCCATTTTAGTTGAAACTAACGACATTGGACAGCAGATAGCCGAAATGCTAATTACAGATTTTGAGTGCGAGGGTGTGTTGAGAATCACTCAGACTGGTCGTAAAGGTCAGGTTCTAGGTGGTGGTTTTAACAAACAGTCAAGAGTTGGACTAAAGACAACTCAAGCTACAAAACGTGTTGGTTGTTTGAATATAAAGGCTTTGATCGAGAACAATAAATTGATAATCAACGATTACGATTTGTTGAGTGAACTCTCTACTTTTATAAGTAAAGGGACGTCTTACGAAGCCGAGTATGGCAAACATGACGACCTTGTTATGTGTTTGGTATTATTTGCTTGGATGACAAATCAAAATTATTTCAAAGATTTATTAGAAACCGATGTCAGAAAGAACTTAATGGAAGAGCGAGAAAAAGAACTGGAAGACGATATGTTACCATTCTTCTCCGACGATGGAATGGGCTTCGAAGACGAAGTCCATATATCTGCATTCGACCGTGAATTATTCTTCTAAAACCGTATTTTACTAAATATATTACAAATATTATTATATTTCTGGCTCTATTTTTGAACAAGGAGAAACAAGATGGCATTCCAAGTCAGTCCTGGCGTTAATGTAAGAGAGATTGATCTGACAACAGTAGTTCCAGCGGTCTCGACCACCGTTGGCGCAATAGCAGGTGTGTTTAGCTGGGGTCCAGCTGAGCAGCGTGTACTAGTTGGTTCAGAATCTTCGCTTACAAAGATTTTCGGTAAGCCAACTGCCGACAATTTTGAAACATTCTATACAGCTGCTAACTTCTTAGCTTATGGAAATGCGCTTTATGTTGTTCGCGCAGTATCGAACACCGCCAACAACGCACAAGCATTACAACCTTCCCAAACTGCTACAACAATTCAAATTAAAAACTTAGAAGAATATGAAGCAAATACACTAAACGGCGGAATTTCAGATACCTTAAATTCTAACGTATACTTCTATGCTCGTTGCCCAGGAACTCTAGGTAATTCGCTAAAAGTTTCTGTCTGCGATTCAGCAGCTGCTTATAGTTCTGCGATTGACCTAGATTTTGCTACTGGCGATGCAATTACTTACAGCACAACTATTGATTCTGCTACTGCATTTAATACCAGTATATCTACCAGTAAAAGTACTGCTACTACAACTGCATTAGATACAACTACCACTTTTGATACTGCCAAAGCTACAACTGGTGCAACAGTTTATAGTACAGCAGTTGGTGGTCAAACTGTATCAACTGGTTCGGGTGTATTTACCCTAGTTCCAAACAGCAATACTGCTAACGTCGTTGTAACTTCTTCTGATGGTTCGGCTGCAGCATCTGCTTGCGTACAAGATGTCCTAGACAGCATTGTTGTCGGTGACTATCTACGTGTGACAGGTACAACTCAGTACATGAAAGTATCGGCAAAAGGTTCAGCAACTGTAATCAATGCTACTGCTTCTTATGCTACTTTAAGCTTCGAAAACAAATATTCGGGTTCAGCTAACGCAGTTGCTAATACTGGTAATGCTCTAACTCGTTACTGGGAATTCTACAATGTTGTGGATCGTGCTCCAGGACAGTCTGATTTCGTCGCTGCATACGGTAATACTTCTGCTCAAGATGAACTACACGTCGTTGTTGTTGACGAAGATGGTCTATTCAGTGGTATTAAGAACAACATTCTTGAAGTATTTGAAGGTGTTTCGCGTGCTACTGATGCTAAGTCATCTGCTGGCGCTTCGCTATACTACAAAACTGTTCTTTCTAATGAATCTGAATATCTATTCTATGGTTCAGACATTGATGGTGCTGCAACTGCTACTTCTCTTCTAGTCGCTTCTTCTACTAACGTCAAGCCATATACTGCTTCGTTTGCGGATGGTACGAATGGTACAACAGAAAGCACGATGGTACTAGCAGATCTAGCTACTGCATACGACCTATTCAAAGATCCAGATACAGTTGATGTTTCTCTAGTTATGACTGGTAGATCAAGCACTAGCCTTGCTAACTATGTCATTGATAATATCGCTGAAACTCGTAAAGACTGCGTGGCATTTATTTCGCCAGAACAAAGCGACAAGACTGCCGATGATATCGTATCTTTCCGTAACACATTATCGTCAACTTCTTACGCTGTAATCGATTCTGGTTACAAATATCAGTATGACCGTTACAATGACACCTATCGTTACATCCCACTAAACGGTGACATTGCTGGTCTATGCGCAAGAACTGATACAACAAACGATCCATGGTATTCGCCAGCTGGTTATAGTCGCGGTATTATTAAAAACATCGTCAGATTAAACTTTAACCCAGTTCAAGCTGACCGCGATCTTCTATACAAGAATGGTGTCAACCCAGTTGTTACATTCCCAGGACAAGGTACTGTATTGTTCGGCGATAAGACTATGTTGACTAAGCCAAGTGCATTCGACAGAATTAACGTTCGTCGTTTGTTCATTGTACTCGAGAAAGCCATTGCTACTGCTGCGAAGTTTGCTCTGTTTGAATTCAACGATGAATTCACTCGCGCGCAATTCCGTAATTTAGTTGAGCCATATCTAAGAGATATCCAGGGTCGCCGTGGTATTACTGATTATAAAGTAGTATGCGACACGACAAATAACACAGGTGATGTAATTGACCGTTCTGAGTTCGTTGGTGACATCTATATCAAGCCAACCAAGTCAATCAATTATATTCAGCTAAACTTTGTTGCTGTTCGTTCTGGCGTTGAATTTAACGAAATCGTAGGAGCGTAATAAAATGGCATTCAATGTAAATGAAATTAGAGCCAATTTAATTGGCGACGGTGCAAGACCGTCACTGTTTGAGGTAGAAATGACTAATCCTGCTAGTTCATCTGGCGACACTGTATTGCGTTATATGGTTCGTGCTGCGCAGATTCCACAATCAACAATCAACCCAATCGAAGTTCCATATTTCGGTCGTCGTATTAAACTAGCTGGTAGCAGATCCTATGCAAACTGGACTGTTACTGTTATGAACGATGAAAACTTTGCTGTTCGTTCTGCTTTAGAAGCTTGGTCTAGCCAAATCAATAGCGGTCAAACCAACCTAAGAACATTGTCAGCGTATCGCAGTACTGCCTCTGTTAAGCAATTCGCTAAAGATGGTTCCGTTCTTCGTATATATGAATTTGTCAACATCTTCCCATTAGACATCGGACCAATCGCTTTGGCTTGGGACGACGGCGATAATGTTGAAACTTTTGACGTAGAATTTGCGTATGATTATTGGAACGTAAACGATAATTCTATCGTAGTATAAAAGGCTTGGTTTTGGAACGCTACATATAATGTGTAGCGTTCCTTCCAGTCGGAGAAAAATATAATGG